AGCCCTGTACTTTCGTACTGCTTTACCGCCCGCCCCGTACGTGGGGCATACGTTCGGAAGAAACCTAAATACAAGTATAGGTTAATTCCTAACGGGAGTTTATAGCGGCGGCTCTCGTTTGACCTGTCCACTTGTTTCATTAGCTCCACTAACCGGCTGTCATTCCTCGAAAGGTAAAATTAGTTGGCTTGGCTAGAATGTTGCCACTCTAGCAACGGGGCTTGGCTCCCCCGTGTTCCAGAAAAATTCAATCCTAACTCTTGCAAAATGTTACGACAACAGTTAGAATGAACACATATCGTAAATGGTTTTATGTGTTCCCCGGATTTGTGGCCGGGGAATTTTTTTGTCTATTCGATTAAATTTAATTCTTATCATGTAGCATTCGCAAATCGCTTGCGCTACGCTTGTATCAACGAAAACAATTATATCATGTTGTAAATTATAATGTTGCCAAAAAAGCCGTAATGGATAGACCCAAAATGACTAAAAATGCTTTACTATCAGCATTAAACGGCTTTTTAATTTTTTTTATTTTTATCTTCTTAACCAGCCAAATAAGCCCTTTTTAAGCGTTTTAGTTTCTTCCCCCCTGTAATTACCCTCGGTAGGCTCTGAAACGTCTGTATCGTCCATATTTTGGCTCTCACTGATATTTTGTTTGGTGTCATTGGCGCTACCATCTAGTAACTTTTCATTTTGTCGGTTAGTTGCTAAATTGAGTTGTTGCTGTTGATCAAGTAAGCGCTGATTTTGCTTGATAATCGCATGTAGATCATCTATTTGTGCGTCCTTAGCTTTGAGCTGTGATTTCAGTTCTTGAATCAATGCCGTTTCATCGTGATCCGTTTCAGAAACGTTTGAAACGCCTTTTCCTTTAAATCCTTTTAATATCAAGCTTTTTTGCGTTTCATCGTACAGATTAGCGTTTCCTTTATGTTTCGTTTCATGAATCGCGTTTTGCTTAATGTATCTAAACATGGTTACTTTGCTAGTTCCAGCTATATCAGCCAATTGCTTGATTGTATAATACGTTTCAGCCATTTCAAATCACCGTTTCCGTTTCATTTCTGAACTGTTTCTAAAGAAATGATAGCATGATTATCGTAGTCACTAAACATATTTTTCTTTAAAGGTTTCAAGGGCCCGGTTCTTTAAGTAATTGAACTTGCTGACACTAACGGATAATTGGTTGCAAGCCTCGTTGCGGCTGAATCGCTTCTCAATAATGTAATCATGTAAGATAAATTGATATTGCGGGTCATCAATTGCATTTAGGGCGTCTTCAACTTCTTTTAACTGGTAAGACAAATCAACGTGGTTTATCAGGCGGCTTTCAGCACCGTTTCGGCTGCTATGGCTTGATACTCCATCGAACGAGGGACTAGAAACTTGATTAAAAGCCGTCAAGTCACGTTTTAATTTGGCGTATTGCTTTAATAAATTACGAATCTTCTTAACATCTTGGTGCATTGGAATCACACTTTCTGGTTCCAGATATATGTATTAAAAAAACGGGGCTACTACTGTACCCCGTCTTAGCTAATATTAACGACTATTAATGCTTGAATTGCTCAACGACAACTATATTATAACACTTAAAACAATTTTTTTCACCTATAATTGTTTCACATGAAACATATTCACTTAAAAACTTATCTGGTTACTAAACCGCGCAATTGTTGAATCATGCTGACAACTTGATACGGTGTCTTTGTCATATCAGTTACCCGGTTTTGGTACCAGAATTGTGTCAGCAAGGACACGGCAAAGTCATACTGTTTGTACATAGACACGTCCTCATTTGTGCTAACGGCAGTCTGAACGTAGTCCTCGGCGGCGTCTAAATAGCTTTTAATCATTGGATCATCTTCGGTCACATCAATTCGTAGGCTTAGTTTAATATCGTCAACTGTTACAGCCATGTAATCACTCCTTTTTCCCTTAGTTTTAATTTATGTATAGGGGTGTCCATTTTAGACACCCCCCGTCCCCAAAAGTGGGTACGACTATTTACCAGCCGTTGCAGGCGTTGCAGTTCCTAATGCCACGTTAATTACAGCGGTCTTATCAATCACTTCATAGTCATTCCGCACAATTACGGAAAGCCCTTGGCTGAACTGGTCGAACTTGTCCCATTGGGCGGTTACTTGGTTACGCCGGAAAACAGCCACGGCTTGTGATAAGTCCCCTACAATCATTGGGAACGTCCCGTCCGCGTTGTTAGCCAGTAATTTGTCGCTAATCATGACGACTGGCGCCCCTAACAAGGTGAAGCCACTTGGTGCCGTTGGGTTTGGCTGTAATAGGTAACGACCTTCGGAATCTTTCAAGGTATCAAGGTAGTTGAACCCGGACTGGTTAACTAACCACATTTTGCTCAAGGCGGGATCTAACGTCACATTGAAAATCTTTTTAAGATCATCAATATTGGCGGCCGTTGCTTTAGTAAAGTTGCTACCCGTTAACAAGCTCATAATCTGCGTATTGTCCGTGTTATCAACCAATTGTTGCAATTGCGTTTTAACTTCGCTGACAATATCTACTTCGGCGTCTTCCACCACTTCGTTAGATAAGGCAATCTTACCCGCCCGGGTCTTCACGTCAAATGGCACTTCCGTAAACATGTTCGCGTCAACGTCGGCAATGTCCGCTAGTTCGTCCTTAGTAGCCAGTACCGCAGATTGTTGGCTGGTGGCAATTGGGTAAGTACCGGAACCGCTAGAAACTTGCTTAACCGTCGCATATTGGGCGAGGTTGTAATTGGATTGCTTTAATTGGAAAACGGGGGTAATCAGTTCCTTAGGAATAACCGCACTGGCACCATCAGTCTTTAAACCGTCCCGAGTTTCCCCGTGCGTCCGTACATATTGTTCAAAAGCGGGAATACCAGTTTTGTTTTCGTTACCATTGTCATTGTTATTGGGATCAATAATTGTTTGTTTTGCCATGTTGTCAGGCTCCTTTTCTTGGTTAATAAATTTTTCATAGCTACGGGTATCAACTTGAACATTGGTATCGTCATAAGCGGGAACAGCAACCACTGAAACATCGAACAAGCTCTTAACTTGATTAATGGTTCGGGTGATATTGCCATCATCATCTTTAGCCCATTCATCGGTGTTGTCGTCACTATCAAAGCCAAATGAACAGGAATCAACGTTCCCACTTTGAACTTCTTCGTATACATCATTAGCAAAAGACGTATTTGGTAGTTGCGCAATGAAATGTAGCCCCTTATCGTCCGTTTCTAGCGTTAACGTGCCCGCTTTGACACTGGCTAACACTTGGGTATAGTCGTGGTTATTAAGCATAAGAACGTTTGATAAATCGACACCATCAAGGGCCTTGGGGGTTACAATCTCGGTGAAACCGCCTAAATCTTTACTTGGTGAGTTCCATACAATTGCGTAACCACTAATTGTTTTGCCCTTGTTTGCTTGGGAATCTTGAGTTTGAGGCGTCGTTGAATCTCCATCTTCGGGTGTTTCTGACTGCGGCATTTGTGCTCGCAATTCGGCGTCAATCGTTAACCGTCGGTCTTGTTTCATGAATTAGTCACTCCATTCTTTTGTAAGTTTAAGAAAATATTGCCATCGTCAGTTGGTGGCAAACCAATCTTGGCGCGGGCTTCGTTACGGCTCATAACGCCGCCAGTGAAACCAGCCACCGCTTGGGCTTGCTGGGTTTGGGGGTCAAGGCTCAATAACTTGTCCGTATTAAACGTAAAGTCATGGCCAAGCTTGAACGATAGTTCGCTGGTAAAGCTATCAAAGTAATGTTGCAACGTCCCTTGTAGATACTGCACGCCACTTTGTTCTTGGTTAGAATGATCGTTCTCAACCCCTAAGCGCTCCGGTGGTAAGCCAAAAGCTTTAGCAATTTGTCGGGTCGTCCAGTCATTAGAATTGACCAGCTTTAACACATCGGTATTTAAGGATAAGTTGCTAATATCCATGGTGTCGTCAGTCACAATCGTATTGATTGCATTGTCACCCGTATTGGCTTCATCAAACTGTGTACGAATATTGCCCTTGGCTTCCGGCCCTAAATCGGATTGATGGACTTTAATAACCGTAGTGCCATGCACGCCAGCAGTAAAAAAGCCGGTTAGCAATTTATTGCCGGCCGACTGAATCTGGCGTTCATCTTTGAGGGCATATAGGGGACTAATTCCCGATACACCGTCTTTGGTGAAATATTTAAAATGTAAAATGTTGTTAGGCGCGATCTGACGACTGTTACCGCCAGTCGGGGTATAGGTGTAGGTCAACGCCCCACTGACGTCATCTTGTTCAACCGTTAATTGGTTATTGGCAATCAATTTCAACGTATGATTAGGCAAAATCTCGGCAAAACTATTGCCATTTAGTAACAGGTTAGCCGCCAACGCATATTTGAAATGATACCCGTCCATCTGACTATTGGGGGTCTGATTAATCATCGTGTTAAAGATTGCTGTATCGCACATAATCGGATTGCTGGCAATATCGCTTGCAATAATATTAATCGCCGCGTAAATGTCACTATTACGCAACACCGACGCACTCACAAACGTATACGGGTCATTGCTTGATAAACTAACCAAGGCGTCAGCTACCGGATCATGCGTGCCGCTGGTGGTACTGCTTTTAACGAAGAAACTCATTTAATCACCTCTTTGCTTTTCATAATTAATTAGTAAGGCCAGCAGAATCATGGCTATACCAGCCAATATTAACCCCGCTTGCCAACTGATCCAGCAACCAAAACCAATTACTAAACAGATTAAGCCAATCACCAACAAGATCGTTTGTACATAATCAGAACAGATCTGCCGCAGTCGCTGTTTTGTAGTAATCTTCTGCATGTTGTTGATCCTCACTTTCTTGGTAATAGTCCATACCCGCTACAAACGCGTTAATCAACGCCGCAATCGGGTCAATCCGGTTACTATTGCGGGCTTTATCTAGTTGCCAACCATTGTTTAGCACTTTCAAAATGGCGTTATTGACCGCATAAGCGAGAATCTTGTTACCGTTATGTTTAATCTTGTCATCGTAAAGCTGATCACGAAAATTGCGGGTTGGAATATTCAAAGTCTTGGTGCCTTGCCGCACTTCAAACAGTGGGTAGCTTAATTTCTCGAATTTTGTAATTAACGTTTGCGCGTTATACGGGTCATAAGCGACAGCTTTCACTTTCCAGTTGTATTTTCCGACTAGTTTTTGTACAAAATCAAATAGATCATCATAGTCAATAATGCCGCTATCTAATCGAGTAATACTACACTCACCCGCCCGCTCCATTGACCGGTAATCAATGCCATCACGTTTAATCTTAGAATCAAGGCCGTACTTAGTGCCCACAAACGAATGACTATCACAATAAAACTGACCATTGCCAATTGGTATCAACCAACTAACCGCGGTCAAGTCATTACTTTTTGATAAATCAATGCCAATATAGGCGTCACGATTATGTAAGTCGGGTACCTTGGCCAATTTACCAGCGGCCCAATCGTCGGCTGAAATATAGCTGTCCTCACTGGCTTGCAACCACATATTGAAATTCTTAACCAGTACCGGGATTAGGTTGTTTTGCTTAATGGCAAGGTCAACGTCGGCCTGAATCTTTTCCGTCATGCGTTGTTTAACGTGTGGTTCACTGAATAACGGGTTGGCCTTAATCCAATTGGCTTGATCGTAAACTTCTTCGCGGTCGTCCAGTTCCCATATTGCCACAAAATAACGGTCAGCTTCGGTTTTCCCCTTTAAAACGTCCGTCAGCATGTCATATTCGGCGCGCATTGGAACGTTAAGGTTAAGACCCGAGGTGGAAATCACCGCCAGCAGGGAATTATCTTCTTGTGCTTGGCCAGACTTTAAAACGTTGTACACTTTGCGGTCTTTAGCTTCGTGCCATTCATCTAAAATAACGGTAGTCCCGGCATAACCATCAAGCGTACTGGTATCACTGGCAAGGGCCAGGGCTTGCGAATCAGTTTCTAAGTCAGTAATGGCTTGTTTCTGTACCTTAATGCGTTGCCGCATGTACTTCGATTGTTTACGGACTTGCCTTAACCCACTTGAAAGCATGTTATAGCCCAATTTAGCTTGTTTAAGGGCGTTGCTGACGAATAATACTTGTCGGTTGCGGGCGGGCTGACGTTCTCTTAAAAGGCCATTAGCGGCCATGCCAGAAGCTAGATAGGTTTTACCATTCTTGCGGGCCATACTAATAAACGCCCGATCATAGCGGCGGTTACCAGTAGTTTTTTCACGCCAGCCATACAGCTCACTAATAATCCATTTTTGAAATGGTTGCATGGTGAGTTGGCTACCGTCAGTCTTGGGCATTAATTCGATAAATTTAACCGCCTGTGCCGCTTTGTCTTCGTCATAGTAGAACGGGAAGCTGTCTTCTTTAGAACGGCTTAAATCGCGTTTAAATCGCTCACACGCCCATTTGATTTTTTGACCAGCCAATACTTGACCCGATAACACTTGGTCAACATATTCAATCATGACAACATCGCCTCGAAAGTATCTTCGGGTGTTTCATCTTTTTGCTTGTTTAATTCCATGCGAGCCCGGCTCGATAGCGACATGCCTAAATCATTGGCTAAGGATTTTAAGTCTTTTATTGCTTGCGACTGCAAGGCCACATAAGGGTTCGGTTTACGTAAACCAGTCTCTTGATTAGTCTGTACCAGTCCGTTCTTACGAATATCATTCTCGCAAGTCTGTACCGTGGCATAAGCGCGGCAATAACTGGCTAACATTGCCCGATCAAGTTCACTGATTGGGGTATTGGCCTTTAAATAAGGCGCTACCCGTTGCCATTCAGTTAAGGAACGATCATGCAACCAATCCGGTGGCGTTAAATCAAGTGTCGGATAATCAAACAACGCCTTTTCAGCGTCCTTACGTTGGTCACGCTCATTGTTAGTTAAATGTTTCTTCATACTAGCTAAGGCTTTTACTTTTCGACCCATTCGGATCACTCCTTTCGTTTAAATTTACGCACCAAAAAGCCCCCACGGGTTAGACCATAGTGGCTGATTGATACATATATCCAGAATTCGTTTATTATACCTATATTATCGCACATATCTCTAAAAAGTGCAATTAATAACATGTATATATTGACACGTTACCCCCTGACTGTTTATTTGTTTAAATTTCGCATTATTAGTAGGGATATTTCACAATCCGGCAAAATAAGCAAAAAATCAAAGTTCAAAAGGGACTTTTATAAACACAAAAGTATGCTGTCCGCTCCTTTCGGGTCGACCATAGCCCCCCTATATCAACGTTTCTGGGCTGTCATGCTGTCTTGAATTAGTCTCGTGGCGCAAAATTCCGCCGCCAACTTGCATTGTTCACTTGGCCGAATTTTTGGCGCAGTCCATTGCCAATTTTGGCAACTTAGACGCAAAATGCGGGTTGGTTAGGTCAGCGGAAAACTCCGCTTAGTATCTCGGCTGAAAGTTCAGCGCAGTATTTCGCAGATCTACTATCTAAGTTAAGCTTAGGTAGCACAAGCGACCTATCACGTCATCTTAGCGAGTCAGCCAGCGTACCAAGTTAATGTGTTGTGACGGGTGTGTGACGGGTGTGTGACGGGTTAGTGGTATCTTTGAAACGCTGTTGTATCAACATTTGTGACACGTGTGACACGTGTGACGGGTTAATATGAACATTTACAATTATAGTATGTAATAGGGTTAATTTAGCAGATACTAAAAAGTGCCGCACCTTTCAGCACGACACTCATTTGGTTATTTAGTTGGTTGTTTCCGCTTTTCTCTAACCAATCCCGTTTTTCGGTTATGGTGTCGGTAGCACAATGGTTGTAGGTTGCTCTCATCTAAGCGACGTGACCAATCGTCTTTGATTTCAATAACATGATCGACCACATCGGCTTTACGGATCACCCCATCTTGGTAGCACTGTACACATACCGGATTGCTTTCAAGGAACCGCCGTGACAACTTGCGCCATGCTGACGACTTGTAGAACTGCTGGTACTTACTCTCGTCTGAATCGTACATGCGTTTGTGATACCGCCACTTGTTAGTTGCCTTGCGGTGCTTCTCACAGTATCGTACATCATAAGCAACTAGCGTCCGACAACCCGGGTGCTCACATTGCTTCATTGGTTTAGCCATGACCATTAACCTTGGTCAGCGTTATCACGTCATAGGCGTTCAGCTCGCTATCAGAACTAACGCCAGCAACGCGATACGTAGCCCCATCTAATATTGCTTCCAAGGTTGTCGTGATTCGTTCGTCATGGCGCACCGCAATTAGCTCGTTAGTCGTGGCAGTCGTACCAGTAAGGCTAATCGTGTTACTGATGGTCAACGTATACTCACCATACCAGACAGTGAACAGTGGCACGAATTGTTGCTTGGTTGTGCCGTTTATTGGATTTTCAACTGACTTGACGGTGCCAAACTGTACCCGCTTGTTTAGTCGGCTTAGATTATAGTTCTTCATTAGTTAACCTCACTTGTAAATAATCATGGCGCAATATTCTGCAGAAGAAGAATCTAGGTCTGCCCCAAACGCGTTACTTGAAAACTTAATGTCAATGACATTGTCACTATCAATCCGGTTGGCTAATTCTCTGTTAATTGCTCGGTCTAAATCTTGTACAGACATTTGCATAATCGTTTTTGTTTTAATCATTATTTGCTCTCCTTTTCTGCTTCATCTACTTTCCGTAATATATCTAGTGCCCGTTGTCGTTCAAAGGGGTTATTGAACCAATCTAGTGCCGCTTGGCTTTCCTCTTTGCGTAAGTCTGTTAGTGCCGGATTGCCATTTTCTTGATACTGAACAATTGCCACGAAGTCAGGTTCTTCGGCAAAATTGTCTTTTGCATTTCGCACAAATTGATAAATATTAAGAACTACCACTTCACTCCCATTTCGTAAATATAAATGTTCATGTTGGTTAGGTTCCCGAGTAACGAATAACTCACATTGCCCCATCTTATTGTCACAGTCAATCATTCTAATTTTCATTATAGTTAGATCCTTTCTATATATTAATCATCTAATTGTTCCAACATCTTGTACGCATTTTTGCGTTGTTCTTCATCGCTTAAAGGATTATTCAAAACTTGGCTTGAAACGTTTCGGATAACGTAGGCGTCAGCTAACCAACCTTGACTTGATTTCATAAAGTGATCGTCACTAAATTGTGCATAAATGGGGTACATGAGTTTTAAGTCTCTTACAGTTTCTGGCTCATATTCTCCATCTTCATTTGGGGTAAAGCTCCCAACCAATCCTTTATCTTTTGCTTTTTGAGTTGGCTCACCATTTTGATCTAAAGCACCTTCTTTAATCAAGGCTCTGTAAATACACGATTTTAATTCATTAACTCTATTTGAGACAACTGGTCCATATTGTTTAACGTAAATGTCAAAAGCTTGCTCAACTAAACTTGGATAAATTACTTTCATTTTTCCTTTTCCTCCTGTACTGGAAATGTTTGTTTTAACGTGTCACACCCGTCACACGTGTCAAAAACGTTGATATATCAGCACTTTAAAGACTACCTAACCCGTCACACTACCCGTAACATTGCCTGTCACACCCGTCACACTTTGCATTTTCGATCATTGCACGCGGGCATATCCACGCGATTGTTTGCCATTAATTCTAATTATTTTAGCTTTCCAGCCGTCCATATTATCCATGATCAACTTAATTCGTTTCGCCTCTGAATTAGTTCGCCCCATCAAATAACGATCTACGGACTTGCCAAAGACGACAGCCATAATCTCACGAGCGGTCGTTTGCTTCAATTGTTCACGCTCATCACTAAACGGTTTATTTTTCCAGCCGTCTGTTTTTCCATCACATTGAAAGAAACTCTGCTTCGTGTAGGTAGTAAGTTTTGACCAGTTGGTTGGCACTAGCATGTTAATATAGTCTTCAATGGCCTCTTTCATCGGGTCTACCGTTTCCGCTTCCTCTTGGTACTTTTTAGCTTCGGCCATGGTCTCTTGATCGAGGTATAGTGGTTCGCCATTGTCGCGCCATGTTTTTGCTTCGGCTAGAATCTGCAAAATATCTTGCTTATCGGGTTCCCACACATTTTTAGTAGCCTTGTTGACCCCACATTTAATTGGATAAAAGCGCCGTTCACCGGTCGCGTCCTTTAAATAGTCAGTTTGGTTAGTTGTGCCAATAAAAACGCATTTACGTGGGTGCGGTAACGCGTAGCGGCCGTAACTATTCCGGTATATGTCGGACTGTGCACTAATAAAATTTTTAATTCCCTCAACGTCCGTTTTCTTCATGGCGGAAAGCTCGGCAACTTCAATAATCCAACTACCTTGTAACTGTTGATAATCGTCTTTCTGCTTACCCATTCCTTTCAACGAATCATTGAATTTATCCGGGTATAGATTCTTACCAGCCGTACTCTTGCCAAGTCCTTGGCTTCCCTCTAAGATAGGAACAATTTCAAACTTAACTCCGGGAACATAGGCCCGGGCAATAAGACCAGTTAGCCATTTCTTAGTGATGGTGCGGGTGTAGTGATTATCTTCGGCACCTAAGTAATCAATGAAATAACGTTCAGCACGTGGTTGGCCATCCCATTCTACTGCCTCAATACGATCCTTAACCGGATTGATTGTTTTGCGGCGTGCCTCTGTAACTACTGCGTCGGTAATGTTCTCCTTGCTGAATAACAAACTGTAATGATCCTCAAGATAGCTTCGTAACAATGTGTCGTCACTATCATTCCAAAAACCTTTTTCAAACAGTGGATTTTCCGCTTGTGGCGTTTTAACGATCTGTTCCGAGAACTCATCAAAGGCAACTAGCCCTTTCAACATTTCGTCATGTTCCATAATTAAGCGGATATTGTAAAGAGACTGCGTTTTAATTCCATCGTCCGAATTCTTTTTGAAATCGTTCTGCCAATCAGCGTCACGTTGCATTTTGATAACATTGCTGGCCGCTTCTTGGGTCTCTGCTGGTAAATCCATTGCTTTGCCCATTAATGAACCCCCTTACTCTCTCGTTTTAAAATGGATTGAAAAATTACATTAACTTCCTTGCTTGGTAGTGCCGGATCAACGAACGAATCATTGATCACTGACAGCATGTTATAGACTGTCTTAGGAGCAGCACCGACGCCAAACATACGACCGGCAATTTTAGTTAACCAAGCATTGCGATTGCCTTGGGTTGTCCCGTTTACCATCTCATCTAACAAGCGGCCGGTATACTTCTTTTGGCGTGTGGTATAGGCGCGTTCTGACGTCCAGTTAACTTTTTGGCCCGCCAGCTTATGGACTAGCCATTGAGGAGCTGGTTTGACGTCAGCTAACGTTCGGCCATCTAAGGGCTCGTATGGATTGCCGTTAATTTCGCTCGGAGCAATCACTGTAAAGTCATTTAATAAGTCGATTCCGGGCCAAACGTCAACTTTACGAGCCTTAGCACCCTTGTATTTCAAGAAGTAATGCAAGCCACCGTTAGCCGTCCGTTCAATGTAGGTATCATTCGGCAACGTTTGTCCTTGCTTAAACAATTGTTCCAAGCTATTACGACCGTTTTTAGTTGGCTCGTGCATATCAACGTCTACAACCAATAAATCCGATAGATCTAGGCGCAAGCCTAAGTTGTAAGTGGGGTGCTTTTTGAACCATGCGAAGATGGTGTTCTGGTCATTAGTTGCGTCTTTATAGCCCGCCACCCCTTTAGGTGGCTTCTTCGTGTTTTCAATCAGTGGGTAAACCTCATAGCCTTGTTGGGCCAGCTCAATGGCTTTATCGAGTGTTGCGAATTCTCTCATTTTTTATCACCGCCTAATCTTCGGGACAAATGTCATTGCTAACTGCCATAATCGAATCAGCAACATTTTGCATGTTTTCAACAACGTTTCCAGCGCGGTGGTTTGAGAAAAATAATTGTCCTGCCCATGTGTCCCCACTATTAACTGACACAGATACCATATCCAAGTAATCAATTGCCATTTTTAGATTGTCACGTGCCGTTGCTAATTTTTCAGCTTGTTCCATTAATTCACTATTTTTCATTTTCCATTCTCCTTATTCGTGTTAAAATAAGGGAAAGCATATTTTGGATTATTTCTCTTCGACCTGCTACTCACCAAAGTAAAGTAGGTCTTTTTTTGTATGCTCTCCCATGCGACTGACCTCAAATTCCAAAAAACCGACGCGGGCTCTTGACTAACTTAAACGCCACGTTGCCAACAAACGACACAATCATAAACTTGATTGCCCATAAGATTGCTGTTGCTATCATGAAATCACCTCCTTAAAAAATACTGCAAAAACTCAATCAGACAAAAACATCAAATTGTGTTTTTATATCACTGTGCAACGCATTAGCTATTTTCTTAGCAGTTGAGCTTTTGCAAGTTCTTTTCCCATTCAAAACTTGCGATAAATATGAATTGCTAATGCCTATAATCACTGATACTTCAACTTGTGTTAGGCCCTGCAAAGCAATGTTTTCCTTTGCTAGTTCGGAATTTTTAATCTTGCACTTCAAAATATCATCACCTCCCATCTACAAGAAACATGATAGCATACTAAAATTTAATTTGCAAACATTTAGCATACATTTGTTTAAAAACGTGCTTCTGTCTGATATTTATGAGATAATTATTTCATCTTGAACTAAAGGAGTAATATCATGAACGACTTTGATTATAAATTCCCGGAAGTTTTAAAATTCATTCGTAATCACACACCTTATCAAGGCAAAAAAGGGCTATCCTTGAGAAAATTGTCTGAACTTTCTGGCGTATCAACACCATACATTTCGCAGCTAGAACAATTCAGCCAGCAAAGAAAGCCAAGTATGGAAACCGTATCAAAACTGGCAACTGGCTTAACAGTTCCTACAAAAGCTGATCAAAGCGACATGTTTAAGCTACTAAGTAGCACAGCCGGATATTCAAAAATTGATCCACGTGTCGCTTTGAAAATCACCAAAACATTGCCTAACGTGAAATTTTATGACTTTTTGCAACTCGTTTTAGGATATACAGGAACCATTAATTTAGATGAAACTAACGAGGAAAAGATTGCAAACGAAGCTTATAAAAACTGGGATAAATCAGAATTAGAAACAGCTAACGAATTGCTGTATCAATATGAATTAATTAGAAATAACATCCACTTGGAAGATTGTGAAGATGAGAATCATAACATTATGCTAGATTCAAAATATCTAACTAAGGTAGAAAATATTGTTTTACTTGGTGCAATAAAAACAATTCGAGAACTAAGAAACAATGGTAAATAAAAAAGGTCAGCAGACTACATTTAGTAATCTACTGACCTACTATAATTTAACTTAGTTAACATAACGCTTATTAATCAAAGTAGCCTGTTAAATCAACGTTTTGTTGCCTTAACTTTGTGAATCTAAATTGGTATAGGTGAAACGAGCGCCACAAAGCCTAATTTACCAACATTATTTATTTTTACAATTTAGTGAAACAGTCCCTCTAAACTAAAACAACTTTAATTGGTAGTCTGCTTAAAAATAAGCATACCCAACACAATATTCACCTGTTTAATGTACTTGACTTTGGTTTCGCCCTTTGCTGTTCAGAACGCTTGAACCTGAGCGGGATATAGTTTTCCCCTTGTTTTGCGAAGAAGAAAACTTTTTGTTGTTCGTCACGAATCACCGTCACGTAAAAACACTTGTATTGTTACTATTGCGCTTGTAGATTAGCCTAACTAATTTAGCCTATAAAAAAAGCACCCTTTATAGGTGCCAGCAATCATTTATTTTTAGTTGTTTGGATCACTGGCCTTGCGTAAT